ATGGCGCGCAGATCGGCAGCTCCGGCGATGGCGCGAAGATCGGCAGCTCCGGCTATGGCGCGCAGATCGGCAGCTCCGGCGATGGCGCGCAGATCGGCAGCTCCGGCGATGGCGCGAAGATCGGCAGCTCCGGCAGATACGCGAAGATAGGCAGCTCCGGCGATGACGCGAAGATCACCGTTGAAAACGCTAATAATGTGGTAGCTTGTGTGGGCAAGCGCGGACGAATCAAAGCACCCGTAGGTACTTGGTGCACACTTGCCGAGTATGGCGAGTGGAACGGTGAGGGGTATCCGTGCATTTGCGTTAAGTCGTTCGAGATTGACGGCGAGACGTACAAAGCGGACACATGGTATACGCTCAAAGACGGTGAGATCGTGGAAGTGCCCGAAGAATGAGCCTATACGATTTTGCGGATATCCGCGCCGTGCTCCCCGAACATTTGAGTTGCGCACGATTTGAGGGGATGAGAGAAAAGCACCTCATGTATAGACACAAGGGCAAAATGCTTTTCTGGACGATGGAGCACTACGCAGATAAGAGCTATGGCGATTACGAAGTAATGATAGACGGCAAAAGCCAATACTTCAAAAGACTTTCGGATGCCGTCAAATGTTTCAACGGAGGGTGAAATGACACTTTACGAAATTGACAAGAGCATAGAACAGCTTGTAAATGCTGTTAATCCGGAGACCGGAGAACTGCTGGTTGATAATGACGCGCTCGACGCTCTGATGCTGGAGCGTGAGAGCAAGATCGAGAATATTGCGTGCTACGTCAAGAATCTCGCAGCAGATGTAAAGGCGCTCAAGGACGAGGAGACAGCACTTGCCGAGCGCCGCAAGGCAACAGAGAAAAAGGCCGAACGCCTTAGGGACTATCTCGATTATGCGCTACAAGGGCAGAAATTCCAGACGGCAAAATGTGCGGTTTCATTCCGCAAATCTCAGGCGGTTGAGCTTGCAGATGACTTTATAGACTGGGCGGAAAAAACAGGGAATAACACCTTGCTCCGCTTCACCGCCCCGGCGGCTAACAAGGTCGCGATAAAAGCTCTGCTTGTGCAAGGCGCAGAAATCCCCGGCGCAAAGCTGGTGGAGAACACATCCTTGATAATTAAATAAGGAGGCAGAAATGTCAGAGAAAAACATATATCAGCGCATGGCCGCAATCACGGCGGACTTACAGACCGTCGCAAAGAATCTGAGCGTGGAGACTGGGCGCGGCAAGAGCTATAAGGCCGTATCCGAGCGAGATATCATCGACGCAGTTAAGCCGCTTGAAATCAAGCACGGTGTTTATTCCTATCCTGCTGAACGTCACGTTCTCGAATCTCAGATACTCGAAAGCGAGAACGAATATCAGGGCAAGGTAACGAAGAAAACGACGTTCTACGAACGCATCAAGACCGTCTATCGCTTCTGCAACATCGACAATCCGGCAGAATACATAGAAACGACGACTTTTGCAGAGGGCATAGACAGCCAGGATAAGGGAAGCGGCAAGGCAATGACATATGCCGATAAATACGCGCTGATGAAAGCCTATAAGATCAGCACCGGCGATGACCCGGATCAGACGGCAAGCACAGAAGAGCGATACACACAGACGGCTCTAATATGCGCCGATTGCGGTAGCAAGATAGAGCCTATAAAGCTCAAGGACGGGCGCGTCTGGACACCAGCGGACGTGGTACGCAACAGTCAGAAAAGCTATGGCCGCAGCTTGTGCCGCGACTGTATGACCAAGATCAATGAAGCAAAGAAAGCCGTTAAGACGGCAGAACAGGAGGGCTAAATGCTTAACCGAATAACCATCATGGGCAGGATGACACGTGATCCGGAGCTGCGCCACACGCCGCAGGGAACGCCGGTTGTGACGTTCACCCTTGCAGTTGACCGTGACTATCAGAGCGGCGGCAGCGAAAAGCAGACCGATTTTATTGACGTCGTAGTATGGCGCCAGACCGCTGAGTTTGTCAGCAAGTATTTCACCAAGGGCAGCATGACCATTGCAACCGGTCGCTTGCAGATGCGCGATTGGGAGGACAAGAACGGCAACAAGCGCCGCAGCGCGGAAGTGATCGCCGACAGCGTGTATTTCGGTGAGAGCAAGCGCAGCACCGGCACAAACGCCGAGCCGCCAGAGTTTGAAGAGCTGGAAGCGGACGGCGAAACTCTCCCGTTTTGACCTATGACACAGAACGAAAGAATAATCCGGCACTTGACCGACTACGGCAGCATAACGAGCAAGGAGGCAATGACCGAATACGGAATAATGCGGCTTGCCTCCCGCATTAACGACTTGCGCAAGCTCGGCTATCCGATAGTCGGCGAGACGGAGACCGGGAAGAACAGATACGGAGAGCCAACGCGATACTCACGGTACAGATTGGAGAACTGACATGGCATTAGAAAGCTTTAATGCCTATCACAGCTACCTTACTGCGATTGAACCACTCAACGACGCGGAGCGCGGGAGACTTTTCACGGCGCTGCTTACTTATAGTAGCACGGGCGAAGTCCCTGACCTCCGTGGGAACGAGCGCTTTGTCTTTCCGCAGATGAAGTGGCAGATAGATAGGGATAAGAGCAGTTATAACGACTTCTGCGCACGGCAGTCGGAGAATGGGAAAAAAGGCGGCAGGCCGAAAAAGCCAACGGTTAATTTTGAAACCCAAGAAACCCAAGCCTTTTTTGAAAAACCCAAAAAAGCCATAGACAAAGACAAAGACAAAGACAAAGACAAAGACAAAGACATATCCCCTAACGGGGATAAGGGGAAACGCGCTGCGCGCTTTGTCCCCCCCACCGTTGACGAGGTGGCAGCGTACTGCCAAGAGCGGGGAAATGACGTTGATCCGGAACGCTTTGTTGACTTCTACGCCTGTAAGGGCTGGTGTGTGGGCAAGAACCCAATGAAAGACTGGAGGGCAGCAGTGCGCACTTGGGAAAAGCGCGGCAATTATAGCGGCGGGTATACGCAGAGTGCGCCGGTAGCAACAGCTGACAGGTTAGCCGAGATGATACGGAGGGGGGATTTCGATGACTGAGCGAGAATCGGCGCAAATCATAGGCATTATGCAGACGGTTTATCCAGACAGCTTCAAGAACTTATCTGCTGATGCGCTCCGCTCCACGGTCAAGATATGGGCTAAGGTCTTTGAGGACGACCCGGCAAGCGCCGTGCAAGCCGCTGTGATGGCGCACATATCCGCGTCGGCAGATAGATTCATGCCGCCGCCGGGGGCTATCAAACAGCGCCTTATCGGTATGACGACCAATGCGGACATGACGCCGCAAGAGGCATGGCAGCTTGTGAACGCAGCTACACAGCGCGGAATCTATCACGCGAAAGACGAGTTTGACAAGCTCCCGCCGGTGGTTCAGCGGATCGTTGGCAGCCCTAACCAGCTGAAAGAATGGGCGATGATGGACGCGGAGACAGTGCAGAGCGTCATAGCGTCGAACTTCCAGCGCTCATACACGGTGAGGGCTGAAAAAGAGCGGGAGTACATGGCGCTGCCGACCGGAGTAAAAAACACGCTGGCCGAAATATCCGGGAAGCTTGGCTTTGCGGCGCTGCCGGGAGGTGCGAATGAAGATTGAGAGCGCCCGGATCATGGGCAATGACCTCATACTTACCGCTTCGATACCGGACGCACGACGCTTTGTGTACGGCTTTAAGCCGGGGGAGTATGAGATATCCCCGGCAAAGAAAAAGCGCAGTCTGAACGCCAATGCGTATGCGTGGAAGCTTATCAACGACATTGCGCTTGCCGTTCGGGAAAGCCCGGAGGATGTATACCGCGAGGCACTGAAGAACATCCCGAACATCTGCGAGGTGCTTTGCGTGCAGGACAAGGCCGTTGACAGCATGGAACGGCTATGGACAAGGAACCACATAGGGCGGCGCGTAGAGCGGGAGGAAAGCAAAATCAAGGGCTGCACGAATCTGTATATCTTCTACGGCAGCTCGGACTTTGACACCCGGCAAATGTCGATGCTGATAGATAACCTTGTGCAGGACGCACAGGCACTCGGCATAGAGACACGTCCGGAGGAAGAGATCAAGTCACTGTTGGAGGCATGGGAATGAAAGAATACCATGAATTTCTCGAAAGTAAGAAAATAGCTGTCACGCCGTCTGGATTTGAGCCAACGTCAGGCAATCCGAAGCTGTTCAACTGGCAGAATGACATAGTGCGTTGGGCGCTTGTAAAAGGCCGCGCTTGCATATTCGCAGATTGCGGGCTTGGCAAGACGGCTATGCAGCTCCAATGGGCTAAACAGGTGTCAGAGCATACCGGAAAGCCCGTACTGATACTTGCACCGCTTGCCGTCGCGCAGCAGACAAGACGCGAGGGTGAAAAGTTCGATGTTCCTGTCAAAGTCTGCCGAACGCAGAAAGACGCTGTTGACGGCGTGAACATCACAAACTATGAGATGGTCGAGCACTTCACAGCAGAGACATTCAGCGGCGTCGTGCTTGATGAGAGTAGCATACTCAAGGACTACTCAAGCAAGACGCGGCAGCTGCTGACGGATATGTTTCAAGACACACCATATAAGCTGTGCTGCACCGCAACGCCCGCGCCGAACGATTACAAGGAGCTTGGCACACACGCGCAGTTCTGCAACATAATGACGCAGACCGAAATGCTATCTACGTTCTTTTGCCACGACGGTGGGAATACGTCACAGTGGCGCCTCAAAGGTCACGCAGAAAGCAAATTCTTTGAGTGGGTTGCTGGATGGGCGTGCTGTCTGACAAGCCCGGCAGACTTGGGATATGACAGCGCAGGCTTTAATCTGCCGGAGCTTCGTATACACGAAGTCGTAACGGAAAGCGATGCCTTAACGGACAGCGACGGGCAGATGATGCTGATGGCGAAAGCTACACAGGATTTGCAGGAACGACGGCAAGCGCGCCGGTCAAGCTTGGTTGACAGAGTGGCAGCTGCGGCAGAGATAGCCAACGGGACGGATGAACAGGTGCTTGTCTGGTGCGATCTCAACGATGAGAGTAGCGCACTTGCGGATGCGATAGATGGTGCGGTTGAAGTCCGTGGCAGTCAGAGCGCGGAATACAAGGAAACGGCGATGAACGGATTTACAACAAGCGAAAACCGAGTGCTTGTGTCCAAACCGTCAATAGCCGGTTGGGGCATGAACTGGCAGCAGTGCAGCAAAATGATATTTGTGGGGCTGTCGGATAGCTTTGAAGCATATTATCAGGCGGTTCGCCGCTGTTGGCGATTCGGCCAGAAAAAGCCTGTTGATGTGTATATCGTGATTTCTGATGCAGAGGGCTGCGTCAAGGAAAACATAGAGCGCAAACAGCACGATGCGGAGCGTATGACTTCTGAGCTTGTACGGTTCACAAAAAATATACTTGCTGCCGACCTGCACCATACCGTGAGAATGAGCGAAAGCTACTACGCTTTGGAAAGGATGGAAATACCGGAATGGTTATTGAAAATATCGGCGTGATAGATCAAGCAATAGGCGAGAACTACGCGCTGTATAACGGCGACAGCTGCGAGGTGCTGAAAGGCATACCGGAGAGCAGCATACACTATGAGATTTTCTCGCCGCCGTTTGCAAGCCTGTATACATACTCGAACAGCGAGAGAGATTTAGGCAATTGCCGCACGACGACGGAGTTTTACGAACAGTTCAAATACATCGTGAGTGAACTGCACCGTGTTCTTATGCCGGGACGGCTGGTGAGTTTTCATTGTATGGACTTGCCGCTCTCAAAAGAGCGAGACGGCATTATAGGTATCCGGGACTTCCGCGGTGAAATGATCCGGCTGTTTGAGGATGCGGGTTTTGTGCTTCATTCTCAGGTGTGTATTTGGAAAGACCCCGTGACCGCAATGCAGCGCACTAAGGCTCTCGGCCTGCTGCATAAACAGATAAAGAAAGACAGCTGTATGAGCAGACAGGGCATACCAGATTATCTCGTGACCATGCGCAAGCCGGGAGAAAATCCTGAGCGCGTGACGCACACGAATGAGAGTTTTCCGGTAGACGTATGGCAGAGATACGCAAGCCCCGTCTGGATGGACATAAACCCATCAGATACGCTCCAAGCAAGCAGCGCAAAGGAGGATAAGGACGAACGGCATATATGCCCATTGCAGCTTGGCGTTATTCGGCGCGGAATAAATCTATGGACTAACCCCGGCGATACGGTGCTTACTCCGTTTTTGGGGATAGGCTCTGAGGCTGTTGTTGCGTTACAGCAAGGGCGCAAGGCAATAGGCATAGAACTTAAAAGCTCATACTACAAACAGGCAGTACGCAACTGTGAGGGCACACAGGCGTATGAGCAAATATCGCTGTTATGACTAACGAATACGGCGTGATGCTTGACCGAAACGGCTATGCTCCGTCGATCATGCAGGATATAGACGGCTGCTGGTTCTGCAAAACACAGCAGGGCAAGCTTGACCGGCATGAGATATACCACGGGGCATACCGGAAGAAGTCAAAAGCGCTGGGCTTATGGGTGTTGCTCTGCCACGACTGCCACATGACGCTGCACCATACCGACGCCGCCCTTGATGCGCTGCTCAAGCGCTGGGGGCAGCGCGAGGCGATGAAGCATTACGGATGGGACACCGGAGATTTCCGGGGACGGTTCGGAAAAAACTATTTGTGAGGTGAACGATGGAAACACATTTTACGATCCCCGGCAAGCCACAGGGCAAGGCAAGGCCGCGAGTAAGGCACGACGGACACGCATATACCCCAAGTCAGACAACGCAGTATGAAGAGCTTGCACGTTGGTGTTGGCGGCGTTCCGGGGCGGTTAGGCTGAACGGAGCTATAAGAGCGGTGATACTTGCGAGATATCCCGTGCCGAAGCGCGACAGCAAGAAAACGCAAGACGCTAAGATATGCGGTGAAATCCCCTGCACGATAAAGCCGGACTGTGACAACATCGCTAAGATTGTGCTCGACGCGCTCAACGGACTTGCCTATGACGACGATAGCCAAGTCACAGAGCTGGAAGTACATAAGTTCTACGGGGACATCGGGGATGTTTTTGTAAGGCTTGAAGAAATAAAGGAGGGTAATGATGGCGGAGCATAAGAAGTGCTACGGCAAGTGTGACCGCTGCGTGTGGAAGAATAACGGCGGCTGTTCAGAATGGAGGAGAAAAAATGTCTGATTACGTAGAGGCCGGGAAAATATTAGAATTTCTCGACGCTGAAACCAACGCTCTAAACTCCACGTTTGGCGAAATCGACGGTGAGGCGGGCGCATATGTCGCGTGTTTCAAAAATGTCCGGTCTTATATCGAGCGTTTCCCGACTGCCGACGTTGCACCGGTAGTACATAGCTATTGGGAAAGCTATTCGTGTTCACAGTATATGGGGACAGATGGATGGGGCGAACCGAAATGGCGTGATGGTAGGTTTTACATCTGCCATAACTACAAATGCCGAAGAAAAACGGCTATTAAAAGCAACTACTGCCCCAACTGTGGCGCGAGAATGGATTTGGAGGAAACCGATGGCTGATGAATATATAAACCGGGCAAAGTTTTGTGAGTACCTACGAACGCGCAAAGCCGAATCAGCAGACGATTACGGGCGCGGGTGGAAAAACGGGATTATAGCTACCGAAAAGGCAGCGCGTGGGTTCCCTGCTGCTGATGTTGTACCGGTGATACACGCGCACTGGGCTCAAACTTCCAAAGGAGTAATATACTGCTCCAACTGTGGCGCTGTATGCGGAATAGGGGCGCATATAGAGGAAGTAACGGAAGATCATTATTTCTGCTATTACTGCGGGGCAAAAATGGACGAGGAGGACATACATGAGTGAGCTGACCTATATGGACTGCTGGAACTTCGTAGCGCCGTTAATCCCGGTTACGGATGATCTGACAATGGAGATTTATGTAATGGTGTTCGACGCCTTGAAAAAGGCGGAGGAGCAAAGAAAGGAAGACAAATGACATACATTATCAATCCCATGTGGTTTTACTGGCTTAGCGTTGCAGACAAAATCTGCGAGGCCACTCACACACTTGCTATTCTGCTGTTTATCTTTTCGGCTGCTGCATACGTCATGACAGCGGCTTTCAAATTTAATGCGCTTGACGACGATGGATTCGACAGAGAATGTTCTAATTACATAGCCGGAACCAAAGCGCAAAGAATCGCGACCGTCCTCGCTGTTCTTGCTGTAATCATGTCCGCAATTTACACTTTTATTCCATCGGCAGAAACGCTGATTGAAATGCAGATAGCGAGATTCGCGACCGTCGAAAATGCCGAATGGACATTGAACGCCATTAAAAGCGCTACGGACTATATCGTGTCGGCAATAAAGGAGCTGCAATGAGTAAGAGCGGATTGCTCGCCCGGCAGAAGGCCGAGCGCGAACTGTGGACGATTAAGGTAATCGCCTATACCGAGCAGCAGACGCTCGATGCGGTTTGCCTCGCGCTCGCTGAGGGCTTCGGGTTCGGTGAGGAACGGCTGAAACGCTTCCACGACGCTTTCAATGCCAAGTACGCGGAGATCCGCGAACTGGAAAAGGGCGACACCAAGGATAACGAATATGCCGTAGCCAAGCAAGAGGCCGCACTTAAAGCGGCCTGCGGCAAATACTATGCACCGCGTGAGGTAAGATATGATATCAAAATCGTCACCAGAGACGGCAAGCAACACAAGCTGTGAGGAGCTTTATATAGCAAATGAGAAGCTTGCAAGAAAATGTCTGCTCCGGTTCTTCCCGGCGCTTGCCAACGACGAAGATGTTTTGCAGACTGCGCGAATGGCATTATGGCGAGCTTGCCAAGACTTCAAGCCGGGAAAGTGGCAGCTATCTACTCTTGCGTACACGTACATCCGGCGAGACATAATCAAGGAATGGCGCAGCTCGAAGCGCACGAAAAGAGCGCAGGAAACGATCTCTCTCAGCACACCGATACGCGATAAGTCCGGCAGCGAGTATGAGCTTGAAGAAGTCTTGCCGGGGGCAAAAAACGTGGACTGGTGCGACAGCAAAGCTTGGTGGGATAGTCTGACCGACAGGCAGCGTGAAATCTTGCGGTACCGCTACGACGGCAAAACGTACCGAGAGATAGCCGAGATATTAGGCTATTCCCACACGCTCATTGAAACCGAGGTGCGCATAGCGCACAAAGAAGCAAAGAGATATTTGTGAGGTGAAACAAGTATACAAATTAACACTGTGCTGGTCATGTGCAAACGCAACGGGCGGATGCTCATGGACGGCGCGCGATCCAGAAACCGGCGCGATCATGTTTGAGCCGGTTCCGGGCTGGAAAGCAAGGAAAACCACGCTCAAGGGCTATCGTCACGAAAACACCAGCTATCATGTGATAAAGTGCCCGGAATACAAGGAGGACGAATGAAAATAGTAATTGATCCCGGCGCCTACCTGCCGGAACGTGCGCATGATCTTGACGCGGGATATGATCTGCGCTCACCTATAAGGGCTTATGTCCCGCCGTACAGCAGCGCCGTCATTGATATCGGCGTACATATCGAGATACCGGAGGGCTGCGTCGGTATGCTCAAGAGCAAATCCGGGCTGAACGTCAAGCACGATATAACCAGCGAGGGGGTTATAGACAGCGGTTACACGGGGAGCATCTGCGTCAAGCTCTATAACCACGGCCAAAACGCTTATGAGGTCAACAAAGGTGATAAAATCAGTCAGCTTGTAATTATGCCGATAATCACACCGACACTTGAGATTGTAAGCCACCTCGACAGCACCGAACGCGGCGAGGGCGGCTTTGGCTCAACTGGCCGCTGATAGGAGCACAGGGAAATGACCGATGAAGAATATGTGTTCCGCTCTGAATGTGCAGACCGGAAACGCACAGCGCGTGGGAGCTTCAATAAACGCTCCCACGCCGGAAAGGGCGGCAGAGTCAAAATGCCGTCTGATTACATGACAAAAAAGGAGCGTGATAAAATGAACGGAGAAGTGCAGAGTTACAATCTCAACAGCCCTATGAAGTGGGCACAGTTCAAGCGGATGCCGGACGATATCAAGCGTGAATATCTAAGCACGATCATAAGCAAGTACAATCCGCAGCAAGCGGCGCTTGCCGAGATGTTTGGCATAAGTCGGAATACGGTTTGCAATATGTTCCGGGAACTGGGCATACCCTTTAGGGGCAACGTAAGCGAGGTACGCACGGGGCGAAACGATGAGTTTTGGGCATGGGTAAACAGCACGAACGAGGTTATGCAGGACGTGAGTGAAGAACCGTCGCCGGTGGCGGAGATTGCAACGCCGATAGAACAGGTCATGGAACCTGCTGAAAAGCAAAACAAACCGCCCATGGGCGCGGGAATACCAATAAACGGCGTGTTGGAGTTCTCCAATACCACAGCGCAAGACGCATTTAACGCGGCATATGCGCTGCTTACGACAGTGGAGCTACAAAAGCTGGTTATAACATGGGAGGCGGCAAATGACTGAACTCTGGAAACTCAAATGCAAGACAGACTTGTACAATCTCCGAAAGAACGAAGCGGCTATTGAATCCATACCAAGCGACATAGCCCTTGAGCGCGAGCGGATGACGGCGATTAAAAGCGCATGCACAGACTCAACACCGGTACAGGGCGGCGGGAGCAGCTACGACGACAGGCTTAATAACAGCATTTGCCTTATTGACTTGCTGACGGCTAACCTGCACTTTGCTGAAAAAGAGGTTGAATTGACTTGTAGGGCGCTTGATAAGCTCGCCGACGAAGAGCGACGAATACTTGAGGTGCTTTACATAGACAAGCAGAGGAACGGCGCACAGCGGCTATGTGATGAGCTGAACTGCGATGATAGCACTGTATGGCGCAAAGCCAAGCGCGCGCTGACAGATTACTGTACCGCGAGATACGGCACAAGTTAAAATGCGAGTTTTGTGACAGTGACTTTCCAAAAAAACGTGGTATAATGTGTATGCTCAGAGAGCGCCGGAAAGCACCGGCGCTCTTTTGCTTAACCGCAAGAGCGTGAACTTGACGACGTTTTGAGCACGATCACGGCGGTGGTTTTACCTCCTTTTCACACCGCCCAAAGAGTAGGAGCAGCTACGGCGAGGGACACCATAAGCAGTGGAGGGGGCTATGGATATAATCACAATGCGGCTTGACGATCTCAAGCCATACAGCAACAACACAAAGGAACACCCGCAGGAGCAGATAGACGAGATAAAAGAATCTATCGCCCGATACGGGATGAATGACCCTATTGCCATTTGGGGCAAGTCCAACGTCATTGTAGAGGGTCACGGACGCTTTGAAGCCCTGCGGCAGATGGGGATAAAAGAAGCGCCGTGCATACGCCTTGACCACTTGACCGATAAGCAGCGCCGGGAATATACCATTGCACACAACAAAACCGCAATGGACAGCGGCTTTGACAAGGATATGCTGTCCTTGGAGCTTCCCGGCCTTGATCTCGGCTTTCTCGGTTATGTAAACGAGCCGGAGGAAGAAGAGGACGATGGTTATTACGGCGACGAACGCGAAAAGACATATAGCAAAATGAATCTGCGCGACTATGACGCAGAACGCGCCGCCGGTAAATGGGATATGCCGATACTGAAAGCGACAGGCCATATACCGGAGGATTTAATATCGTTCAACTATATGCTCACAAGCAAGGACTACGGCAAGGGCATACACTTCTATATCGACGATTACCAATTTGAGCGGGTATGGACAACGCCGGACAAGTACATTGACAAGCTCGGTATGTTCGACTGCGTTCTCACGCCGGACTTTTCGCTTTATCTGGATATGCCGCTTGCAATGCAGATATGGAACGTGTACCGTTCCCGGCTGATCGGCCAGATCATGCAGGACGCGGGCATAACGGTTATACCGACGCTGCAATGGGCAGATGAACGGAGCTTTGATTTCTGCTTTGACGGCATAGAGCCGGGCGGTGTAGTCTCGGTAAGCACGATAGGCGTCAAGCGCGATAAAAACGCCGGTGGTATATGGTTTGCCGGTATGGATGAAGCAATAAAGCGGTTGAGACCGTCGCACGTCGTGTGTTACGGCGGCGATATTGGATATAAATTCCCGTGTGGCGTGAGTTACATTGCAAATCACAATACGGAGAGATTCGGAGGAAAAAGCTGATGGGCGGACGTGGAGCAAGCAGCGGCATATCAAAAGGCGGTGCGCCAAGTCTTGATAACAATCTTATACGCAGGGCAAACGCCGCAAGTTTTGCAGTAGACACCGGAGACGCGACAAAGCGGGAATACACGCGGAATGTCGAGACCATAAAAGGGCTTGGATTTGACGAGACCGAAACGAAAGCAGCATATAAAGAGCTTCACCGTCTGACGACCGATCAGCTTAGAGCAGAATCGCAGAGTGTCAGCCCTTATACTTCCGGTGTAGCGCGATTCAACCGCGCACAGGTGCAGAAGAACGCACAGAAAGCCGTTGACAAACGTGCAGCCGTCAACTCTTATATGAACAGTTTGAAAGATAAGGCGAAAAAAGCGCAGAAACAGAAAGAAACAAATACGCTTTCTTCGGCGCTCAAGAGCGCGATGAGCAGCGGAAAGCTTGAAGTGACAGTAAACGGCAAGACGTATTACCGAACACGCAAAAACTCTGCAACATGGAGAGTTAGATAATGGGCAGCAGAGGTGCAGCAAGCGGCACAGGCAAGCATCCATACGGCAGCGAGTACAAAACGGTATTGCAGGACGGCAATATCAAGTTTGTAAAATACCGGCTCGCTGACAATGCGAAAGCGCCGCTTGAGACGCAGACCAAAGGACGAATATATGTTACGGTAAACAACGATAACGAATTATCATTTATTTCGTATTATGACCGTGAGGGGAAACGTTCAAAGACGATAGACCTTTTACACGCCCATGATGGAAAGTCGCCGCATTCGCATACGGGCTATGAGCATGACGGGAAAGCGTCAGACTTGGCCGATGAAGAGAAAAAGCTTCTTGCAAGAGTGCGCAAGGCATGGTATGATAGCAGAGGCAAGTAGTAGTGTTAAGGAGCACGCCGCGCAAGCGGAAATCACGGTTCGAGTCCGTGCGCTTGCCATTTTAATTTAACAGCAATCGTCGTTTTGTTAATTCAGAACGGCGATTTTTTATTTTCAAGGGAGGGAGGGTATGCCACGCAATCCCAAACAGGACGAGAACTTAAAAAAAGGACGCGATACGCAGTTCAAAAGCGGCGAGATGGCGGTGAGAAATGGGCGAAAGGGCGGCATAGTCTCAGGAGAGGCCAAGAGAGCTAACAAGAGCCTTGCAAGCCTCGCGAAGTCGATAGCACAGCAGCCCGCGCCGGATAAGCTCAAGGGGCAGATAAAGCGCGTGGGGCTTGCGATAGATGACGAGGATATGACGTGCAACGCCGCTATTGTCGCCGGTGTGTATGGCAAAGCCGTAAGCGGCGATGACAAAGCCGTTGACCGCTGGGAGACATGGACAAGCGAGGGCACGGCAGACGATAAACCGTTCAAGATACCTGCTGAGATAATCGGCAAGGCGTTTGTTGATATAAACCGGCAGATAGTGCCGAACAAGTCATACATATTCAAGGGCGGGCGCGGCGGCTTGAAATCGTCGTATATCTCCGAGAAGATACCGGAGTTGCTTATAAACAATCCGACAATGCACGCTTGCGTTGTGCGAAAGCAAACAAACACACTCAAAGATAGCGTTTACTCGCAAATACAATGGGCTATCAACGAAATGGGGCTGTCTGCTGACTTTGACTTTAAGGTTTCGCCGGTCGAGATAACATACCGCAAGACCGGGCAAAAGATATATTTTCGCGGTTGCGATGATCCTGTAAAGCTCAAGTCATTAAAGCCGCCGTTCGGTTATGTCGGTATACTCTGGATAGAAGAGCGCGATCAGCTCGCGGGCGCAGCGGAAGAACGAAGCGTTAGGCAGTCTGTTCTTCGTGGTGGTAATGACGCTTATTTCTTCGGCTCATATAACCCGCCGAAGAGCCGCGCGAACTGGGTAAATCAGCAGCTCTTAGAGCCAGACGAAAACCGCATTGTACACCATTCGTCATATCTGGAAGCGCCGCCAGAATGGTTAGGTACTATGTTCCTCGATGACGCGGAACATCTGAAAGAGGTAAACCCGGCTGCGTATGAGCATGAATATCTCGGCGTTTCCAACGGAGACGGCGGCAACGTGTTTGATAACATCGAGGCTCGGCGTATTACTGACGAAGAGATAGGCCGATTCGACAGAATATATCAGGGCGTGGACTGGGGCTATTACCCGGACATATTCGCGTTCGTGCGCGTACATTACGACGTAGCGCGAGAGATGATTTATTTTATAGACGAGCACTGCAATAACAAAACCAGCAATGCAGATAATGCGGCATGGATAAAAAAAGCAGGGTATGACGATTATCCGGTAACGTGCGACAGTGCGGAGCCGAAGAGCGTTGCAGACTTCCGAGCAAGTGGCGTAAATGCGTTCGAGGCGATAAAAGGCCCCGGCAGCGTTGAGTACGGTATGAAGTGGTTACAGATACGAAAGATGGTAATTGACCCAGAGAGAACGCCAACAGTCTATAAGGAGTTTGTAAACTATGAGTTTGAGCGCGACAAGGACGGGAATGTAATAAGCGGCTATCCAGACAAGGACAACCACACCATAGATAGCACGAGATATGCCCTCGAAAAAGTATTCAGAGTATACGGAGTAAAAGCATAAATGAACATATACGAAGTGTTGCGGGCGCGGGGCTATACCACTGTGCCCGAAAGTTTTTATACGTACATAGAGAATTGGAAAAGCTGGTATGACGGCTATGTTAAGACGTTCCACCGTTATAAGGTGTGGAACGGTATGAAGTCTGTCCCCTGCCGCCTGTACTCGCTCGGCATGGCAAAGAAAGTCTGTGAGGACTGGGCGAACCTGTTAATGAACGAAAAGGTTAAAATCACCCTTGAGGGCAAGAAAGAACAGGCGTTCATTGACGACGTTTTCAGACGGAACAATTTCGCCGTCAAAATAAACGAAATGCAGGAGCTGAAAGCGGCACGGGGAACGACGGCATACGTGCCGACGGTCTCTAATGTACAGGTCGACGGCCAGACCGGCGCAGTAACCGGCACAGATGGAGAGATACGTATTGATTACGTTCCGGCTGATTTAATCCTGCCGCTTACTTGGGAAAACGGCATTGTTACAGAGTGCGCATTTGGTAGCCATAAAGCCGTTAAGAAAGACACGTATCTGTATATCTGCATTCATAAGCGCAGCGAACGCGGCACGTATGATATTGAAAATCTGTTGTATAGAGATACGAAAGGCAGTTTGTCCGAAGTCAACCTTGCGGATGTTCCGGGCTTTGAGAATATCCCGCCTGTTGTGCATACGCCTTTTACACAGCGGACGTTTGTTATTGACCGGCTGAACATTGCAAACAACGTCGATCCGACGCTTCCGATGGGCATAGCGGTATTTGCAAACGCCATAGATCAGCTTAAGGGCGTTGATGTGACCTATGACAGCTATGTAAATGAGTTCCAACTTGGCAAAAAGCGCATAATGGTCAAGCCACAGGCAACAAAAGACTTTCACACCGGCGATCCGCTGTTTGACACAAATGACCTTGTGTTTTATGTTCTGCCTGAGGACGGCCAAAATGGCGATATTGTCAAAGAAATCGATATGCAGCTCCGCACGGCAGAGCACAACGCCGGTATACAGGATATGTTGAATCTGTTGTCGAGCAAATGCGGCTTTGGCGAAAACCATTACAAGTATAACAATGGCAATGTTTCCACAGCGACGCAGATCATCAGCGAGAACAGCGAAATGTTCCGCACGATAAAGAAGCATGAGATTATCCTTGAGGATGTGCTTGTTGAGCTATGCCGGATTCTTCTCCGTATGGGCAACGCCTATATGAAAGCGGGGCTTGATGAAGATGTTGAAATCACAATAGATTTCGACGACAGCATTATAGAGGACAAGGAAACAGATTTTTCCCGTGATTCCCGCATGGTGCAGATGGGCATTATGAACCATTGGGAATTTAGGGCTAAATGGATGAACGAGGATGAAGCGACCGCAAAGGCGGCGTTGCCAAAGATGGAAGACCTTGTATCAGGTGAAAATGAGTAATGCCGAAGTATCCAATTACACCGGAGTTCATGCAGGAGCTTCCGGAGGCTATCGTCGTTCTCTATGAACGGCTCGCCGATTACCTCATAGCCGATATATGCAGCCGGTTCAAGTATAACGAGACGGCGACGGCAACGACGATCCGGCATATAAAGCAACTGTTGAAGAACGGCTATGACCTCGATAATATCAATAAGTACATCAAGAAAACGCTGAAGCTCACCGACGCGGAGTTCTCCAAAGCTTGGAGTACCGCGCTGGGCGAGAATCAGCGTTATTTTGATGCTGTCGTAACGGATCAAACCGGCTTTAACCGTGAAGCGTTCGACAGCACGATAGCAGCCATAGCCACACAGACAAGCGGCGAGCTGCGCAACATCACGCGCACAATGGGCTTTGCCGTGCGTGTAGCCGGGCAGATTCAGATGCTCGACCTCGATGGAATGTATGAGCGGGTTCTTGATGATGCGCTGATGAAAGTGCAGAGCGGAATCAGCTATAACGTGGCTATCAGAGAAGCGACAAAGCAGCTCACAGACAGTGGGGTGCAGTACATCGAATATGCTTCCGGATGGCATAACCGCGTTGACGTGGCAGCGCGCCGGGCGGTTATGACAGGGGTAACGCAACTGTCACGGCAGTATAGCGAGCAGACCGCCGAACTGCTTAATACGCCTTATAGAGAGGTCACAGCACACAGGGGCGCACGTGATAAGGATTATCCTAATCCGTGGAGCAGCCACAAGAAATGGCAAGGCCGCGTGTATTCAATATATGCAAAAGACAAATACCCGTCGATATACGAAGTATGCGGGCTTGGCCAAGCAGACGGCCTATGCGGCGTTAACTGCCGTCATTTGTACTATGCGTGGGTTGAGGGCGTAACAGAGCGGACATACACCGACGAAGAGCTTGAAAACCTTGATCCGCCGCCGTTTGAGTTTGAGGGCAAGAAGTACACGTTTTACGAAGCGACGCAGAAACAGCGGCAGATTGAAACAGCGCTGCGCAAGGTCAAACGCGAGGCGATAGCCGCCAAGGCGCGCGGCGACGACGAGGAATACACAAGCCTTGCGGTACGCTATAAGCGCCTAAACGACGAATACCACACATTCAGCAAGGCGGCAGGGCTACGGGAACAGCTCGAGCGGGGCAACATCCCGGAGTTCGGCGCGGATGAATCTAAAGCACTGCTGAAAGCCTTAAAATGATGCAGCTAAAAGCATGACAGAGAGCAAATACACCTCCTTTTCCTTTCTTCTCCTTTCTATGCCCCAAGCGGTGGGGGATATAAATACCGTGCCGCTACTGCTCAACAGCGGCCATGCAATATAATATAGCGCAATGGTGTAATGGTAACACAACGGCCTTTGACGCCGTTATCGTGGGTTCGAGCCCCGCTTGCGCCGCCATAATGCTTCTATAGCTCAATGGTAGAGCAGCCGCCTTGTAAGCGGCAGGTTACGGGTTCAAGTCCTGTTGGAAGCTCCATAGTTCATTCAGTGGTTATTGCAGAAATGTGATAGCCACTTTTTGATATGCCGACGGGCATAAAACGGAATACGCCGACGGGCGGTAAACGGAGGTTTATTTATGGCAGAAGAGAATGTCAATACCAACACCGGCGCTGCCGGGAGCGAACAGACCTTTACACAAGCGGAGGTCGACAACATCGTTGCTAAGAGGCTTGCAAGAGCCACGCGCGGAATGCCGAGCGATGACGAGCTGAAAGCATATAACGCTTGGAAAGCAAATCAGCAGAGCGAGGCGGAAAAGCTCAAAGACATTGAGAAAGAGCGCGACACCGAAAAGACGGCGCGCCTTGCCGCCGAAGCAAAAATCACGCAGTATGAGAGAGAAAAGTATCTGACCTCAAAGGGCGTGAGCGCTGACGAGCTGGAATTTTACTGTTTCAAGATCGGGCAGAAAGTGACCGATACTGTGAGCTTTGAGAAAGCGGCAGACGCTTTCCTCAAGGAAAGAAAGCCCGCGGGTGTGCGCGTGGACATGTCCGCACACGTCGGAGGCAGCGCCGGGGGCACAAATGGTGCTAACGACGCAATGAACGCCCTCATAAGGGGCAAATTTAGATAAGTGAGGTATAAACATTGGCTACAAACATTGTCAACAGAACTGACCTTTCGGGACTGATCCCCGAACCCGTAACCCGTGAGATAATTCAAGGTGTTACCGAGGGCAGCGCCGTCCTCCAGATGGGGCGCAGACTGCCCAACATGACCAGCAAGACCCAGACCATGAACGTGCTGGATATGCTGCCTACTGCCTATTTCGTCAACGGCGATACCGGCATGAAGCAGACCACTAAAATGAAGTGGGACAAGAAGAAAATCTATGCCGAAGAGATCGCCGTTATCGTGCCTATCCCCGAAGCCGTCCTTGACGATGCGGATTACGACATCTGGGGTGAGGTTCGCCCGCGCCTTGTTGAGGCATTCGGCAAGGTTATTGACAGCGCTATCCTGTTTGGCACGAACAAGCCCACCTCTTGGCGCGATAGCGTCCTTGATACCTGCAAGAAAGCCGGTTCCGTCGTTGCGGCAACTCCCTATATCTATGATGATATCATGGCGGAGGGCGGCGTTATCGCCAAGGTTGAAGAGAGCGGCTATCTCGTCAACGGTATCATGTCTGCAATCCAGATGCGCGCCAAGCTGCGCGGCCTGAAAGACCTGAACGGCGTTCCGCTCTTCAAAACCGATATGCAGGGCGCTACCCCGTATGCATTGGACGGTTCTCCGATGTATTTCCCCCGCAACGGCGCATTTGACACCACCAAGGCGCTTATGTTTGCCGGTGACTGGACGGAGCTTGTCTACTCCATCCGTCAGGATATCACTTTCAAGATATTCGATCAGGGCGTTGTGCAAGACCCGTCTGATAACTCCATCGTGTACAACCTCATGCAGAATGACATGGTTGCGCTGCGCGCTGTCATGCGTCTTGGCTGGGAAATCCCCAATCCCAAGAGCGCATACAACGATAACATCGCCAATCCCTGCCCGTTCGCGGTTTACGCGCCTGCGGGGACTGTCAGCACAGTTACCGTCTCCCCGGCGACTGCTTCCGTCGCTAAGGGCGCAAGCAAGGTGTTTACTGCGACTGTCGCAGGTGAGGGCGCTGTGTCTAACGGCGTTCTGTGGAGCGTTGCTGGCAGCTCTGCCGTCAAGGCGGGCACTAAGATTGACGAAAACGGCAATCTGACTATCGCTTCCAATGAGACCAACACTGCACTGACCGTCACCGCAACTTCCAAGCAGGACGGCACTAAGACCGGCACAGCGGCTGTTACCGTCTCTTGATAGCCGGAGGTGAGCGTGATGTATGCCGATTACACATATTACACGACCACCTATCTCGGCAGCGCACTAACCGAAGAGGAGTTTGCCCGTGCATCGACGCGGGCAAGCTCCTTTTTGGATTATTACACGCGCGGCAAGGCCAAGACTTACACCGGCGACGAGCTGAAAATGTGCTGCTGTGCGCTTGCTGAACAATATCAGATCATCGAGAACGCGCAGACGCAGAGCATGAGCGGCGGCGAGCTACAGAGCCAGACCGTGGGCGCTTGGAGCAAGACATATAAAAGCGGCACGGAGACGGCAGCGGCAGCGCGTGAGACGCTTGCCGGTATCGTAATGCAGTATCTCGGACACACCGGACTTTTATACCGGGGAGGTGGTTGTTGTGTTCCCTCATGTTGTGACTGTTTTTAACGTATGGGAAGATGACGACCTCGACAAGCACTATAACATCACGATACTGCGCGGTGTGCTGCTCGATATCTCAAAGGGCGCTAACATCGCGAAAACGGGCTTGTCAGACGCGGACGCGGCGACGCTCTATATTCCGTTCACCGTCACGGCAGAAAGCACCACGGGCGATGTGAAGCGCTATAAGGAGCCGAAAGCGTTCTATGCGGTTGACAATCCCGGCGAGTTCTGGACGCTTGACAGCGGCGGCGAAAGCAGCTCCACATCGACGTATTTTGCCAAGGGCGAAATCTCGGAGCAAATGAGCCTAAAGGAGCTGCGGCAGGCGCATGAATATGTCTATGATGTGTCCACGGTCGATATCCGGGACTTCGGCGGGGATATGGCTCACTGGCAGGTGGGTGGCAAATGAAAATCACGCTCAAGATCAAGGTTATCAAAGGGCGCGAGTTCAAAGCAGCTTGCACCGCTGCCGAAGCCGTCGTTGCTACACAGGCGCTCAAAGACACGACGCCTTATGTCCCGGCGCTTACCGGGGCATTCTCCAATCTCGCCCGCGTCGACGGTAATGAGATCGTTTATACCGGCGATCAGGCCGCGTATTTATATGCCGGTAAGGTCATGGTAGACGAAATGGGGCGTCACGCAGTGTATATCAAGGACGTGGGATGGAGACATCGCAAGGGCGCAAAGCTCCACGCGATTGATAAAGACCTTGTGTTTACAACGGATATGCATCCAAAGGCACAAGCACACTGGATGGAAGCGTCTTATGAAGAAAACGCTGAGAAGTGGGCGCTTGTCGGAGAAAGAGCGGTGAAGTTGTGGCTTGAATAAAGAAGAAAAACCGAAAACGTTAGTATCTGCGTCGGAAAACGCAGATGTGAGCCGCGCAGTGCGGAAATGGCTGAATACGTACCCAAATAAACCGCTGTCCAAGCTTGACTTTGAATGGTTAGGCAAGAGCAGCGGTCTTTGTATATCCACCATACAGGCGTCATACAAGACCAAGCAGTTTATAGACGGGACATATCAGGCACAGTACCAGTTCAAAATCATTTACCGCACGACGGCAACAGACGCCGACGAGCGCATAACCGCTGACGAGGTGCTGGATAAATACGGCGAATGGGCAGAGCAGAACAGCGGCAGTCTGACCATAGCCGACGGCATTACCGTTAAGAAGGTCAAGCGCGATACGGCGGCGGCACTTTTTGCCCGATATGAGGGCGATGTTGAGGATCATCAGATCCTTTTAACTTTACTTTACGAGGTGATTTAATGGCGGAATATACATTTACCACTACTGCGGGGCAGACCGTAGCGCGTGAGTTGCTGCTTGCTTACCTCAATACCGGCACAAGCACCGTGCCGGTATGGTCAGTGATCGGCAAGCGCGTTGAGGACAGCTCTGAGGAATACGACTGGAGCACCGAGAGCAAGAAAGACATTCTCGGTGATACCTATGGCACGATGAAGAAGCCTGTCATTACGCAGAGCTTTGAGCCGTGCGAGCTGGACAGTGGCGACACCGCACAGCAAAAGATATGGAAGATGGCAGTTGTCGATCAGGACGCTATGGCGCTTGCGGCGCAGGATATGCTTATTGTCCACACTTACGCGGGCTTTGCCGAACGCTACGAGGCTTGCATGGTCGAGGTCACCGGTCTCGGCGGCGAGGGCGGCGGCAGCGTCGGAATGCCGATCACCGTTACATACGGCGGCACGCGTACCCTCGGCAGCGCAGCAAAGAAGTCTGACGGCTCGATAGAGTTTACACCGGCAGCAGCATAATCAACAAGGGCGCGTATTACCGCGCCCTTGCTTTTTTAAGGAGGGAACTATGGCAGATAAACTTGTTTTCATGCCCGATGACGGCATACAGGAAATTTCGCTTAATAATAAAGTTTCGGTGTGGCTCAACCTTACCGATATAGATTTCGTGGAGCGCGTTTTTGATGCGTTCGATGCGATGGACAAGCAGCAGGATAAATATCAGGCGGCGCTCAAAAACGAAGCCGACGCAAAAACCGTGTTTGCAACTGCGCGCACTATGGACGCAGAGATGCGGGAGCTGATAAACGGTCTTTTCGGGTTTGATGTGTGCACTCCGCTTTACGGTCGTATGAACGTGTACGCAATGGCGGGCGGCCTGCCGGTGTGGTGTAACCTCATGCTTTGTCTCATCGAAAATATGAACGATACTTTTACTGCTGAAAAGAAAGCCACAAATCCGAAGCTGCAAAAGTATCTCGCTAAATTCAAAAAATGATTTATTCGTTGCCTATGTCGCTTAACGTGGGCGGCGTTGACCATGCCATACGCACAGATTACAGGGTCATCCTCGAACTTATAGAGGTCTTGAACGACCCGGATTTTTCCGACGCTGACAAGGCTGAAGCGACGATAGAGACGATTTTCCCCGAATGGGAGATGCTTTCTGACTACTCGGAAGCACTTGAAAAATGCTTCTGGTTTATCGACCTCGGACAGCCGCACGGAAAGAAATCTGCCCGTCTGGTGGATTGGGAAAAAGATTTCCCGTACATCATCGCGCCGGTCAACCGCGTTCTCGGCTACGAATGCCGGTCGGTCGAATATCTCCACTGGTGGACGTTCATGGGCGCGTATATGGAGATCGGCGGAGACTGCGCGTTCTCACAGATCGTCAATATCCGCTCCAAGCTGGCAAAGGGTAAGAAGCTTGAGAAGTATGAACGCGAATGGTTGAGGCAGAATCGCGAAATCGTAAATCTTCCGCAAAAATACACGGCGGAAGATGAAGAAATGTTGAAGAAATGGACAGGAGGCGGATAAATGGCAACTGAATTGAGATTCCCGGTGGAAATTGACGATAGCCAAGCCGCCAAAGAGCTTGACAAGCTTGTAAACAAGATGGACAAGCTCAAAGAAAACATAGCAAAAAATGAATCTGCGCGAGCGCCAATAGTTGAACAGCTCAAAGAGGCGCAGGACGCAGCCGTTGAAGCATATAACCGTGTCGAAGAGCTGAAAGCAGCGCTTGCCGAAAGCGAAGCGAAAACAAGCATAACGGGCAACGCTGATCCCGGTACTTATATTGCTGAAATCCAACGCCAGACGCAAATCAAGGCCGAGCTTGCGGAGCAAGAAAAGATAATGCAAGCCAAAGAAAAAGAGGCACAGAAGCTCGAAGCACAGGACAGTAAGATACTCGATGTGCTCGCTCAACAGACGGCGGAGCTTGAGCAAGCGCAAGAACGCGCAGGGAAGCTTACAGAACAGATAACGGACGCGACAAAGGGTAAGAATCTCAAGGCTATATTTGAGGGCACGCGGGCTGCTGTTAATAGCGGTGTGAAGAGCCTGCTTAGATACGGCATAGGCATACGCACGCTTTTCACGCTGTTCAGTAAGCTGAAAACTTATACGATCGAAGCGGTAAAGGCTTTTGCAGAAAATGACCCGGATACGCAAAAGAGCATCAACGAGCTGAAAGCATCTTTGCAGGGGCTTAAAGGCTCTTGGGGAGCGGCATTCGCACCGATCCTTAATGCGGTTATTCCTGTACTACAAACGCTTGTCGGCTGGCTCACAAAGGCCGCGAATGCGATTGCGGCATTTTTTGCGGCACTTAGCGGCAGGGGTTCTTTCAAACGCGCTATAACAGATACCGGAAAGCTGAGTGACAATCTATCTTCTGGCGCCGGGGCGGCAAAAGACATGAAAAAACAGCTCATGGGTATTGATACTTTGAATGTTATGTCGGACAACTCTGACACCGGCGGAGGCGGAGGAGGTTCTGGCAGTGGGCTTGAATACGAAGACGTGCAGATAAGCGATAAGCTCAAAAACAATCTCGAAGCTATCAAGGACATAATCGTTGCCATCGGTGCAGGAATTGCTGGCTGGGGACTCGGGAAAGTCTTGACAAACCTCGGACTGATTAAAGGCGGTTTTAAACAACTGCTCGGAATTGCGTTGCTTGTAAGTGGCACAGTTGTTGCCATTAAAGGCGGAATCGACGCATGGAAAAACGGCATTGATTGGCAGAATCTCATTGAGATGATCGGCGGTGTTGCACTTGCTGCTGGCGGCGCAGCTCTCGAGTTTGGAAAGACGGGCGCGGCGATAACGCTCTTGATAGGCGGAATCGGTATGATTGTAACTGCGTTTCACGATTGGATAACGACAGGCGAATTATCCACGCAGACAGCGGCGCTTTTTGCGGGCGGAATTATCGCGATAGGGCTTGCCCTTACGCTGCTTACCGGGTCATGGATACCGCTTGTAATAGCCGCCATATTAGCGCTTGGAGTAGCCATCGTGAAGTGGTGGGATGAAATATCCGCGTGGCTTGACGGCGTTGTAGGGAAAGTGAATAGCTTTTTCAATAACGCTATAAAAACGCTTTCGGAAAAAGGAACTCTGATCACTGGCGTGTTTATACTTTTGTACGGAAGCGTTCAGACGATTTTCAACGCAATTGCAGGTGTTATAAAAACAGTGCTTGCAATTATCCGCGCGGTACTTATTACGTTTGCACAAGTAGTCAGAGGTTTTGCTACCGGCGATTGGGCATCGTCGCTTGAAGCGATTAAAAGCGCGTGGTTGGACGTGTGGAATAGCATCAAACAGACGGGCGCAAACATCATCAACGGCATTATAGGGACGGTTGAGGCGTTCGTAAATAATGTTATTGTTATGTTCAATCGGCTTGTCAGCGCAGTAAGCAGCGTCATGCAATTCTTCGGCGGCGGCGGTATAAGCTGGCGCGCCGGTACGGTATCTATCCCACGGCTTGCAAAAGGCGGCATAGTTGATACAGCTACTATGTTTGTCGCCGGTGAAGCCGGAAAAGAAGCCGTTGTGCCGTTAGAGCGTAATACACAGTGGGTAACAATGGTTGCGGATGGCATCGTTGACCGTATGACGGACAAGTTTGCCGGTCTGAACATGAGAATGCCCGCCGTTGCGGGCGGCTTTGTCGCGCCGCCTAATGCGTTTTCAGCTGGGAGCGGCTACGGTATATCCCCGGAACTTGAAAGCAAGATAGACGCGCTGCTCGACCGTCTTAACGGAAACAACAGACCCATTGAGGTGCGGACTACCGTTGAACTGGACAAGCGCAAGGTCGGCGAGAGCATATACACCTATACCGAAGAGAGAAACAGGGGGCGGGGCAAATGAAGCTTGTAGTAAACGGCGTGGATATGCTTCCCTATCTCGACGGCGGCGGTTATAAGGTCACGCGCGAGGACGGCGACAGCCCGGACGCGGGACGCACAATGGATTACACCATGCACCGGGCGAGGATAGCGACGAAATTCCGCATAGACGCGACTTTCAAGATGCTGTATACTGCAGACGCTGAAATCGTTCTGCCCGCGCTGCTGCCGGAGTATGTCGAAGTGACCTATACTAACCCTTGGCTCAAGGGTACACAGGTCACGACGATGTACAACAACACCGGCAGCGCGACGGTCGACACCTCGTTCGGCGACGGAAAAGACCGCTGGAACATTGACGCGCTTGCACTTGTGGAGAGATAGCCATGCAGACGACGAGCGCCTTATACAAAGAAATAATCGCCGGTAATCATTGGTTTGAAACGAAAATGGTAATCGGCGATGAATTTTACCTCATAGACGAGAGCAAGAACTATATCACGTTTGGCGGAACGCGCATTTACTACGACTCTGACAGCGGCGGATATAGCGCCAATATGCTGAAAGAGATAAAAACCACTCAGCACGTGTTCACCGACGACAAGCCCGCTGTTGGCTGCTGCGTGTCGGCAGAGATAGATGTGACCATGATAAAGCCGACGGCAACGATCACCAAAATGTCTTCTCTGAAGCCATTTGTGCGCGCCTGCAACGCCGCAAAGCAAAGCGAATGGATACCTAAGGGCGTTTTCTATATCGACACCAGAAGTGACGGAGAGAGCACGGACGATATAGTATTTCACGGCTATGACGCTATGCTGAAAGCAGAAACGGACTTTCCAACGTCCGGCGATATTGGCACATGGCCAAAGACCGACATTGACACTGTGCGCTTTATCGCTGCACTGATGGGTGTGGAGGTCGATCCCCGCACGGTGGACATTATGCAGCGCGGTTATTTGGTACAGTATCCCGGGGGATACGCTATGCGTGAAATCTTGGGATACATCGCCGGTATGTACGCCGGGAACTTCATTATGACCGACGCGGGAAAACTCCGGCTCATACGTTTAAACGAGATCGGCATAGAGACACACTATCTTGTTGACAACGCCGGATATTCCATCAGGTTCGGGGGTGACAGAATACTTGTCTGATTCCGTTTTTATCGGGCGCAGCGCGGCGGGGTATACTACCACGCCCGCGCTTGCGAAATATACAAAGGTTGTTATTAACATCGACGATGACAACTATGTCGAAGCCGGAGACGGTGACAATGTATTAGAGCTGTCATGCCCGTGGGCAACGGCGCAGATGGCAGCAGATATCCTTGAAAGCATCAAGGATTACAGCTATCAGCCATACGATACAGATTGGGCAAAGCTTGATCCGGCGGCGGAGCTGGGCGATGGCGTGACCATAAACGGCGCATTCAGCGGTATTTTCACCAAAGAAACGACGTTTTCAACGCTCATGGCGGCGCGTATAGCCGCCCCGCAGGATAACGCCGTTGACCATGAATACCCGTATAAGTCGCAGACGGATAGAAAGGTAACGCGGCAATTCTCGGAGACCCGCGCGAGCCTCCGCGTGAATGCCGATAATATCGCCGCTGAGGTCTTGGCAAGGGAAAACGGTGAGAATGAAATGCGCGCTACGCTGCAGTTACACGCATCGGAGATTGCCGCGAGGGTGACGCAAACCGGCGGCGATAATAAAAGCTTCGGTTGGTCGCTGACAGCCGACGGTTTTATACTGTCCAGCAACGGACAGCAGGTGTTCAAAGCCACGAAAGACGGCGTTGATATCACCGGCAAAATAACCGCCACAAGCGGCTTTATAGGCAATAAATCCAACGGGTTTACCATCGGAGCCAACGCGATATATAACGCGCTGTCATCGCTGTACGGCACGACAAACGGCGTGTATATCGGCACGGACGGCATAGCTCTTGGCGGCGGCAAATTCCGCGTTGACAGCTCTGGCAATCTGTATGCCACAAGCGGCACGTTTACCGGCAATGTATACGCGAACCAAATACAGGTGGGCGGCGATGCGGGATATATCGAGGGTTCGCAGGTGGGGAACAACACCATAACGACCGCGAACACAAATGGTTATCTCAACGGCGGCGTTGCGAACGGATATTATGCCGGTGATGTGTTCTCCGGCGCAGCTGTGGCAAGCGCAATGACCGCAACCAGTGGCGGAATTACGGGGAATAGGTTGTTTAAATTGTACGGATATACCGTCGCACTCAGCTACATAAAAGACTATTCGGGTGAATTTTTCCCCGTTTTGACATTCGTGTAAGGAGGAAGCATGGATAAAATCATATTCGCAGACAACAGCGAATATAACTGCGGCTTTTGCGGTCTCGCCACGGTGGGGCTGCTTTTCGTCACACTGACGGGCATTTCCTTTGCAGAGGGCGCGGTTATATTCAGCGACGAGAAGAAAACCGGGAAAATACGATACGTTGCGGCAAACGGCGAAGAGACGGTGTTTGACCATTATACAAAGTTTGAATACCTCGTCAATGAACCGACCGGCGGCGTTCGCGGCGCGCTGAGACAGCAGTATGCAAGCGAGGTGCAGACCAATGAATGAGAAGATAGACGCAATAATCGCCGTGCTTGATGGCCTGCGCATAGATGGCATGGCAAATTTTGAGCGGCTTGTGTACGTTAAGCTGCTCCTTGAACAGCTGAAAGAAAAGGAGTGATGACTTATCGCAGATAAAACCGTTTCTGAGCTCCCGCGCGCTTCGTCGGTAACGACAACAGATCTATTTGTGCTCGAACAGGCGGGACAGGCAAAGTCACTGACTGGGCAAGTGCTCATACGTGACCTTGCAACGGCGCTCGATGGGCACGGCGGCATAAATAGTATTACCTTAAACGATGATTACACGCTGACCTTTACCATGGCCGACGAAACCACGGTTACAACTACCTCAGTGCGCGGCGCGACAGGCGCAAAAGGCGACAAGGGTACAGATGGGCGCGCCATTACAAGCGTTACCAAGACCGATACCAGCGGCCTTGTGGACACGTATAAAATACAGTTTTCCGACAACACAAGTACCACGTTCACGGTGACAAACGGCGCAAGCATAAAGTCTATCGCCAAGACCGGCACGAGCGGGCTTGTTGACACGTACACGGTCACGCTGACAGATAATACGACCTCCACCTTTACCGTGACGAATGGCAATGGCATAGCGTCGATCACTCTGCAATCCGGCACTCATGCGGCAGGTACGACCGACGTATATAAGATAACTTTTGACAACGGACAGTATACCACATTCAGCGTATATAACGGCCTCAATGGCTCCGGTTCTGTTTCGACTATTAACGAAAAACTGCCTGACGCTTCGGGCAATGTTTCGCTTGCTGCTGCCGATGTTGGCGCAGCTCCTGCAATAAAAACCGCGACGGTCACACTCCCGGCCGCATCGTGGACGGGCAGCGCATCGCCGTACTCGCAGACGGTCACGGTCGACGGCGTCACAGCGAACAGCCGCATTGATATAAATCCTGACACTGCCGTTATGAACGGAGCGATGGAGGGCGGATATGGCCTTGTATTTGGCAACAACGCCGGAACTATCACCGCTTATGCAGTCGGGGATAAACCCACTGCGGCGATCACCGTGCAAGTGAGCATTACGGAGGTGACAGCATGAGCGAGATATTCGGCAATGGCGTCATGGGCGGCGGAGGCTTGACAAACTCAAAGCTTGCCCTCGCCAATGCACAGGCTGCAGATGTGCGCAGCGGTAAAAAGTTCTATGCCGGGGATAAGCAGATCAAGACCGGCACCCTCGCCGACGTTACGCAGGCCACCCCCGCGATAACTGTCGACGCTGCAGGTAAGATCACCGCCTCAGCGACGCAGGCCGCGGGCGTAGTCGCCGCCGGGACGAAGTCCGCGACGAAGCAGTTGACGGTTCAAGCGGCGAAGACGGTGACGCCCAGCACTTCAGCGCAGACAGCCGTTGCAAAAGGCGTATTCACGACCGGTATCATCACTGTCGCCGCCGTCTATGCTGTGATCCGAGTCACCTACCCCTCGGGTTCGACCTGCACTTGCACGAACGGCAGTAAAACGCTGACGGCCAAGGACACGAGCGGCAAGGCGTTGTTTGTTATCCCCTCCGCCGGAACGTGGACGGTCACGGCGGTCAGCGGCAGCAAGAGCACGAGCAAAACGGTATCAATCACCGATGAGGGACAGGTCGAGACGGTGGTTCTGACGTATGAGCTATATCTCTTTAGCGGTAGCGAGACATGGACGCTGAAACGGCGGATAGAAAACTACGGCGCAGTCACGACAAGCAATAATACACTGACCCTTACCGGCAATATGGCCTACGGTGGCAGTGCGCCGCTGTATGCGTGCAGTGCATTCTATCCATCGAAAGTGGCTAAGGGCGAGTATTCGACATTAAAAGTAACCATCAGCTCTGTGACAGAGCCAACTAATGTTTACCTCATCGTGCAGGACGATACCACCGCCAACCCGTCGGGTCAGAACTATATAGCCTATGTGAGCATAACTGAAGCGGGCACATTTACTCTGCCCTATCCTGATGGTTCTCACTATGTTGGCCTCTCGGTCGGCGGTACATCGAAAGTCGTAGCGTCTAAGGTTTGGCTTGAATAAGGAGGCGCGACATGACAATTTATATCGACAGTGTTTTCAAGTGTCACGTCTCGGCGGCTGAGGGACGCAGGGAGATAGAGACAAGCTTCTTCGACGGCAAGTGTGAGGAGTGGATAGAGAGCTACCGCTATGTCCCTGCTGGCGAGACATGGGTGGAGTCCAATGGCGTGATGTTCCACGGCGAGATGATCGCCCCGTGGAAAGACCTTAGCGATGCATACGCAGCGCAGGCGGCATACGTAACGACACAGAATAAGCAGTACGAAGCAGCCTTGACCGCCATTGAAAACGCGCTGGAGGTAACGACATGACCATTGAAGAGAGAGCAGAACGGTGTTTGACCCGTATCGCCGAGATCAAGCAGGGTGGTAGCTCTGCTGAAGTTGAGGACATGCGCGCCGCTCTCGCAGCATTGGGCGTGACCGATGAAGATGAAGAGGAGGGCAGCACATGAGCTATCTCAGTAATGCACAGAAGCTCCGCGCGGCTATTAACGGCGCGGGAGCGATGCTGACGGATGAACAGGCGCTGACTGTTCCTATCATTTTTCCTGCGTGGTGCGGCGATGGCATAAGTTATGCCGCAGGCGACAGAGTAACGTACGGCGGCGTACTTTATAAATGTCTGCAAGCTCACACATCGCAGAGCACATGGACACCCACGGATGCACCGTCGCTTTGGGCTAAGGTACTGATACCCACGCCGGGAGTGATACCCGATTGGGAGCAGCCGAGCAGCACTAACCCCTACGCCAAGGGCGACAAGGTCAAGCACAACGGAAAGATATGGATAAGCACGATAGACAACAACGTATGGGAACCCGGCGTATATGGATGGACGGAGGTGACGAGTGATGCCTGACGACGATAAGACCGACAGCGGTTTGCTGACGGAAGATGCCCAGGAGAGTGTAGACCCGACAGGGTGGCTGCTCTCAAGATTTACGACAGTGACATGAGGAGGAACACCATGGGAATCATTGAGAACGCCGTGGCCCGCGCACT